AAGTAGTACCATTAAATCGTATGTCAGCGTTGCCTACTGAACCAGACGGAACTAATTCAATTTCTGGAGTTGCAACACCTGTTGACGCTATATTTCCCACGACAGAAAGTTTTTGTGACGGACTGCTGGTGCCAATACCGACATTCCCGTCGCCTCTAATCCGCATAATATTTGTGTTATCACGTTTTCTAAAGTCAGCGGCATAGTCATTAGCATCATTACCGCCTTTCACAACAAGACCAAAACTATCTGCTGTATTGCTGTTTTCTATTTGAGCCGCAATGTGGTTTGCTGTAGGTGTTACAGAATTTAATCTGATTGAGCTTGTAGATGTGGTGCCAATAGCAACATTACCGTCTGATCCTATGCGCATGGCTTCTGATGCGTTGGTTTGAAAACGCATGGAATTATCACTGTGGTCGTATTGCACTCGACCTATTGAACTACTGCCGCTATCACCAAAAAGCACCGTAGTTGACGCATTTGTAGTGCCTGTAGTAATAAACAAATTAGCATCACCAGAAGCACTATGAACATTGAGCAATCCTGACGGACTGGTAGTGCCGATACCGACGTTGCCTGTTGACCCGTTAATATTAAAGGCAGGAGTTGTAAAAGTAGTGTTGCCTACTGCTGAAGATGGTGTAATGCTAAAAGTTTGACTAGCATGAGTTGCAAAACCAAGTTGCCAATTATGTTGTGAAGCTCCTGAAAAGACATATCTTGTTTTAATCCCACTACCAGCTTCGCCTCCTATCTGCAAAGCGGTACCAGTTAAGTTATCAGAATTAAAACTTACGTTGCCAGAAACATCCAAAGACTCCGCAGACGCATCCCAGAAAAACTTCGCAGTCGTGCCACTATCCTCAAAAAAACTAATGTCTCCACTTTGTTCGGCTTGCAGTACTAAATGACCATCTCCATCTACTAATTGGAACTTATCTGTACCGCCATTATCGTTCCAGATTTGCCACTTATTCGTGCCCAAACCATTAGTGAAGAATGTTTTTCCGTAATTTAAATTGATAGTGTTACCATCAACAGTCAAACCATCGCTGACCACACTACCCGTTACGTCGATGCCTGTGGTTGTGGTGGCTAGTCGAGCGGCATTATCAAAGTAAATAGCCGCGCCAGCATCTGCTACAAATGTTGCAAGCGTTTCTCCTGTGTATTTTTGAAGATAAACGCCAGAATTTGCTCTTATGGCTAAAAGACCAGTACCTGCGTCATCAATGTAGCTATTAGACCCATCATGGTAAATCTGTAGGTCAGAGCCAGCACCGAAGACGGCCTTAGAGTTATCAGCGAACTTTAAATCTTCATCACTAGCCAGCCATTGGAGTTTTGCAGTTGTGCCAGTGTCCTCGTAGAAACTAATGTCGCCATTATTAGCTATTCCTAATCGCTCTGTATTATTAGTGTGTAAACTCATAGGAATGTTTGCTATTGTTTTAACAAACAGTTCAGTAGACCGACTTTGTATTTGTGAATAATTAGACGCTCCACCATTTGGCCTAAAATTTAACTGCGAAATATTGTCAGACGACCTGCCATCAAAATTAACTGTGTTAGCAGAAGAGTCAGAGTTAAACGTTGATGCGCCACTAGATGCCGTCACACTGCCCGTTACGTCGATGCCTGTAGAAGTGGTGGCTAGTTTTTGATTGCCATCGTGATATAACTTAACGTCGCTGTCGTCGTTAAATACTGCAAATGCTTCATTAAAACCTCTGTCTGAAATAACGATTCTATCGTCTGACTCAATACGCATTTCAGCAGTAGCATTGCCATTTCTAATTAGCGCATCTGTACCTTGGCTCAATATTTCTAGGTCTGAGCCAGCACCGAAGATAGCCCTGTTGTTATCCCCGAATGACAGGTTGCCCGTCATGCTGTCGCCAGACGTTTCTACCTTGTCGCTGTTCAGGTTGGTGAAGTTAGCATCAACCTCGTCATTAGTGAGAGGCGAACCCTTCCCCGAGCGTGTTGTAATCGTAGTCATGGTTTACCTCTTTCTAATTAGGATGCTGTCAGAGTGATTGTCCAAGTCACGGACAAGCTGTCATCGGCAGATTTATTCACGACAGCAAATACAGTTCTGCAAAGCATAGTGCCGCCAGATGTTGCATTGAATATACCTGCCTCAGTCACCGCACCAGTTGCGTCACCAGCCTCAAAGCTAGACGTGTAGGTAATCGTATTGCTAGATACCGTGTCAGAGTCTAGTGCTTCGCGTGAGCCAAGCTGTGAGCCTAGAGAGGTATCGCTAGCCGCCGCCGCTGTAGAGCCAGAACCCAGCGCCATGTGCGTCATTGCTGTCTCGTCGTTCTTCATCCGGTCGCAAATAAAGTTAAGACCCGAATCTACGATAAGGTTCTTAATATTGCGCTCATCTTTAACGTTGCCATCTTTGTCCCGAAGAACCAGAGCCACGTCGCCTCTTAGTTTTAATCCATCGTTCATCATGTGAATGTCCTCGATGCGCCGACGTAGTCCTCGGCAAAGTAAGTGAAATCGCAGTAACCTTGACTGCGTAAACTACCAGAGTCAGCCGCAACCCCTGAGTCACTGCTGGCTTTAGTAAACTGTACAACTTGAGAGTCAATTATACCGCCATTATCGCTCAAGTTCTTGCCTGTGTTCAGAGTGTCGTTGTCTGCTACTGACGGACTCTCTGTAAATGCACGGCTAAATGCTACGACCTTGCTGAATGAGTCACTGGCACTTGGCCCCTCAGTCAGTGGTTTAGTAACGTCAAATGATGGGTCATCGTTGGCCGCAGGCGTCTCTGTGAACGAGCGGACAAAGCTAACTGTCTTTGCAAAGCTATCTGTTAATTGACCGCCATCGGAGCGCGTCTTAACAAACTGAATTTCTTGGTCGTCCTCTGCCGTCGCCTCGCCATCAAGGTCGTCAGTGACAAATGCTTGGTCGGTAAAGCTCATGCTTATGTCGAACGTCTGACTGTCAGTTAGTGCAGGAGACTCAGAAAGTCCCTTGGTAATTGCGAGGGTGTCTGTGTCAGTTACACCAAACGCATTGCTAAACGGCTTAGTCAGTAGCAACGTGCTAAGGTCAGTGCCGCCTAGCGCCTCACTAAACGACTTGGTTATAGTGTAAGCATAGGCGTCAGATAGTGCAGGGTCTTCGGTAAGGTTGCGGCCATAGGTAATTAGCAGGCTAAATACATCGGTTATCTCGATGTGGTCTACCTGTGGGCCTTGGACATAATCCTCCTCAAAGTAGGTGATGTCGCAGTACGTTTGGCCTTCTGTAGCGCCTGCCACCTTGGTGTAGGTAAATACGTGGCTATCGGTTGCGCCTGCCGCATCACTCTGAGGCTTAGTGATATCAAGCGTCGGGTCATCGCTGACACCAGCACTATCAGACAGCAAGAAGAAGCGGACAAAGAATGCCGCCTCTATCTTGGCTCGTAGCGCAATGGCCGATGCTGTGGCCTGTAAGTAGCTAACCGACTCTGCGGCTTTTAGGCTAGAAGCAGACACAGACGCACTAAGCGACTTGCCTACCGTGTTAGCTAGTAGACGGGCGGCGCTAAACGACCCTGAAAGAAAGCGCCGTACACTCACCCAAAGTCTTCTCTCAGGTAAAAGTCTACGATTTCGTAAACTGTCTCACGTGTGCCGCCACTAGCGACAACCTCGACCTCGCCCTCGTAGTAGCCCTCGTCCAAATCTAGCTGACCTGCCGAGAATGCAAAGAGCGCGATGCCATTAGTTTTGTCAGTGTCACCGCTTTGATTAGACAGACTAAACAGTACAGTCGTAGACCGCTTCTTTCTAAAACGCATAACAACTGTTGCGCCTGTTAAGTCTTCGACAGCGCCTGTGTCACTACGCGTAAGGGTGACTTTAATCTGCGGGCCAGTGTCACCCTGAACTAAGTTGATAGCCATGATTCCTCCTAAAGGCGCATTTTATCACGACGGCTTGGTCGGCCATACGATATCTAACTTATCTGTTGCAGACGCGTAGGTTGTAGGCAATTCACGCAATGCTGTTCGATAGGTCGTCCACTCTGTACGCTTTGCGTCTGTTAAGCCATTGTCACTTAACTGCGTCCAATCACTACGCGCTAACAGGTCATCGCGCTTACGCCTTATGTTGTCCCAATCTATCATCGTACCCCCGCAACAATGACATCACACGCAGTCACGGTAATTCTGTCTTGTGATACTTGCCCGTCAAAGTTAGTGACCGCACCTTTGATATAAAAGGTTTTGGCCGCTGTAATTGCCGTATTGAAAAAGCCAATCATCTCAGCGGTATGTTTAGCGTAGCTGACTGAGGTGTCATTAAGCGAATGGTGCGTGTAGTAAAAACTCGCTATCTGCCCAAGCTCACTAGAGCCTGACTGGTCGTTGACGATAAACCTTACCTCTGGCAAATCGCCGCCGTCATCGTCCCAGTTGCTAGAGCCGATAATATTCCACTCCATCTTAACGATAACCAAAGGCTTGTGACCGAGTGTCGTATCGTCGGGCGCGCCGAGGGTAACGCTGTCAATTGTTAATACGCCATCACTAGGTGAAATGCTAACTGCCGAGGCAAGGGTATCCGTAGTGTTTTCAATAACACCGCCAAGCAACTTATCAAACGTAATTGTACCCGCGCTAATTTTTGCGGCAGTCACGGCGTTCGCGGCAAGCTCATCAGTGTTTATCGCGCCCGCTGAGATTTGTCCCGCCGTTATTGAGTTTGCAACTATGGACGCGGCAGGCAATGTGCCACTTGTTACGTCGGCCCCATCAACTGCTTTTATCCATGCACTGCCATCGTAGCGGTAGAGCTTGTTATCTGTTGTCAGGTAAGCCATGTCGCCTTCAGAGGCAGAGGCAGGCAATGTGCTGACCACCTGCACTGGCTGTATGCCTGACGCAAACTCTGTTAACCCAATAGCGCCATTCGCAATCTGTGCAGAGCCTACGCCGTCGTTCGCAATGATTAGCTGACCTGACCCATCTACATCGAGCGTTACGCCGTCAATGTTGATGCGGTTGGCGTTTAAAGTTCCTGCTGTAATGCTGTCAGCAGAAAGATTAGTGACGGTAATGCTCGAAGCGTCTAGCGTTCCTGTTGTTATGTCTGTCGCGCTTTGGTTGCTATTTAGGGTGTTATTACTGCTCAGAGTAGTCCCGCCGACAACAAGCGTTCCACGGAATGTTCCGTTGCTAAACTCGACGTTTCCTGCTGTCGTTATTTCCCACCCAGTAGTACCCGCGACGTAATTAGTGCTTTGCAGTACGTTGGCTAGTTTAGTAACAGTAACAGCGTCGTCGCCAATTTCTGTCGTTGTAACAGCGCCTGCACCAATATCGGTCGTCGTTGCTACGACTGACGTAGCGTTAAAGCTAGCAGTAGCCGCTGACTTATTGCCAGAGAAATCGACCGCCTTTAGCCAGAAGTAACGCGTCACAGCGCCTGACAAGCCAGTGACCACATACTCCTCGCCGTCTACTACAGCAGTAGGTGACGCAGGTATCGAGTCGCTAGTGTTTACAAAAACCTCAACGTGCTTAAAGTCTATATCGTTAGGATTCGTCCACTCTGCGGTGATTGTTTGTATGCCGCCCGTAGCCGCGCCCCCTGTTGGTGCGCTTGGTGCAGTCGTGTCCCCATTTAGTGCTTGATTGCTTAATGTTGTGCCTGTGCTAGTTACGCCTAGCAGGTTTTCTGCCTGTACACGGAAATCGTAATTAGAGGTAATGTCGAGTCCAGAGATAAGCACGTTAGTTTCGCGGCTCTGCACCTCAAAGTAATCAGTGGTGCCGTTCTTGTTGTAGCGTATCTTGTAGAACTCGATAAAGGCGTCGTCAGGCGCTGTCCATGCCAACTGCACAGATGAGCTAACGCCACCATCTGGGCCTTGTAGACCAATCTCAGTCAGTGTGAGGCTAGTGACATTAGCGACCGTTCTGCCGTCGTATAAGTCCAGTTCACCGCCAGACAAAAAGTCCTCTTCGTCTGAGGTTGTCCAATCGTAGATAGCAGAGGCTGTCTCAATACAAACAAGATTAACTGCTAATGAGCCGTCAGTGCCTAACGCTAATGAGTAGTCGATGACCTCAAATACTTTAGAGCTATAATTAAGGCGGTCATTAGTGACCTGTATTGTGTCACCGACTTTAACCTGCAAGCCTTTAAGGTTTACAGCCATTGTTATGACGACTTGCTGACGTGACTTCAACAGTGCGATTTTAGCGAGACGTTGTGCCTGTAAGTTATTAGTCACAAACGGCAGAGGCATATCTAGGTAAAGAGGGTCGCCGTCCTCTGTGGCATAGCTAGAGCTAATCTGAGCAGGATAGTCTAGTACCTTGTAGTTCTTCTCCTCAGATACGAAGATGCCTTTAACGCCGTTGTAGATGCCTCTACGCGACTGCTTGGTCTGCGTCTGTATGTCGCCAATACAATCTGCTTCTGTGAAGGTATATGTCGGTGTTTTGTACTCTGCGCCGTCTACAAAATACTTGCCGCCTGAATATGTCAGCTTGCCGCCCATAGACGCCAGCAACTGCTCGATGTTGGCTTTAATTTGGTTTGCGGTGTCGATAACGCCGTTACACTGATAGCGGTCTTGTGTGCCGCCAGCGTCTATAGATACCTGCTCGTCGCAAAGGTCAGCCGCCGCCTCTAGCGCAGTCGAGTCGATGTTTACGTTGCTTTCGCCCAGCCCATAGCTTTGGTCGAGCATGTAGTCGCGCAAACAAAGCGCAGGGTTTGTACTATAGGCAGTGACACTCGTGCGCGGGTCAAAAACGCGCTTGCCTTTGATGACCGCTGTAATGTTAGGGACGCCCTGCGGAAACTTGTCCTGATTCCATTCCAGCTTAAATGCTATGTAGGCAATGCCACTTAGCTTGTGGTCTGCTGTCCACTCGGTAATAGGCGTCAGTAGGCTAGAGGCTGATTGCCCTGACGTACCCAGCTTCGTAGTGTCCATTGTGACGTATGTACCCCAGTCATCTTGGAAACCACCTGACGCAGTCCAAATCTTGTTATCGTTAAACCAAACTTCTTCGTAACTATTGATGTGATGCGTAGCAAACACGACAGCCAAGTGCAGATACTTGTTATCACTACCAGAGTGAGCGATGAAAACGACGTTGCCGCCGACTCGCATTTTGCCGTAAATGATTTTGCGGGTGCCAGCAGGCTCGCGGGTTGTCTGCGTTATGCCTCGCATCTGCGCGCCGATGTTAGGCTTCGGTGCGAGCGCACGTGACACAGCAGATAAACCAGCACCTAAAGCAAACGCACCAAAAGCGGCTTTCCAGCCGATAAGGAATTTGCCCGCCGCGACCATCGCTGACCCGACAGATACTAGCCCTGCAATGGCGGAAACGGCCATGTACTTACCTCAATACTAAAGAGTAAACGCGCTCAATCTCTTCAAAGTTCAATCGCTCTAGGATTGCGTCGAAGGGTTGATGCGCTTTTGTGTTTACGTGTAGCTTTGTAATGCCCTCTGCCGCTAGTGAGTCGATGGCATACTTAATCAGTTTCACGCCTGTTAAGCCTTTGCGAGCGGCCTTGGTCAAAAAGATAATGTCGTTGTTAGCAAACAAATGGTCGCGATAGTGCAGTGACTTGTTAACGATGACTACGAAGTAACCCACTAGCGTGTCGTCTTTGCGCGCTGTGTAGATTCGTAACGCATTGATGGCGTCGAGTCGCGCATAGCCTTCCCAGTCAGGGTTCAGCTTGATGATTTCTTTGTTGAGGGCTATCTCTTTCCAATGCTCCTCAAGCAGTGGCTCAATCTCGCGCCGCACCTTTGCCAAATTTTCTAGTGCAAATTGCATATCTGCTCCTTAGTGACGATGCGTGTTGCTACCGTCTTCATCAGTGTCATTACCACCACCTCGACCGCCGCCGCCGCCTGCCGTCACCTGACCGCGTCCCCAAACAATCTCCTTCTCAGCCATCTCAGCAACAAACTCAAGACCTTTATCATTCGGATAATCAATCTTTTGGTCCTCGGCTGTGTAACGTCTTACGCGGGTGCGCTCAAACTCAATGAGGCGGTTTTCCACGGCCACCTGTATCGTCGCAGTCTCAGACGAGTCATTGATGACCATAGTGTCCATGAAGCCGCTAAAGATGACGACAGGGCTAGTGATGACGCCGTTGCTTGCGTCCATAGCGCCGAGCAATACTTTTAGCTCGCGGCCTTGGTAATCCTCGTCACGCGCTTTTGCTAACAATGGGTCAGTAATCCCTGACAGGGTTACGGTAAGACCGTTGGCTTGTAGCTCGGATGACTCTGCAATCTCGCCGATAGACAACAAGGTGCCAGCACCAACGTAGTCAACACTGCTAACAGTCAGCGTGCCGATGCCGTTCCAGAGGTTCAGATTGCCTGAATCGAATGCACACTGGACGAGGACTATTGGGCGGACCAAGTCGGCGGTAACTGCCGTTTGCATCCCCGATGTCAATGACCTGCTCATATAGCCTCAACGCAAGCAAAAGTGAAACCGTACAGACTAGCCTGATTGATGCTCCATCCGATTTCATTAGAGGCAAGCCGCCACGTTCCTTTGGGTAGGGTAAAGTCGAGCGGGCTACTTGATGCCGCAACCCGAAGCGGTGGCATGATATCAATAGAGGATGAACTATTTACTTCTGTAATGATGTAAAGCGCACTACCTATCTCAAAGTAGTCACCAGCGACAGCCCCAGTAAATGAGCCTGTCAGCGTAGTCGCGTTGATAGCGCCCGTGCTTGTCCCTGTGGCGGTCGTATTGTGTAAAGGGTTGCCAAGGGTAAAGGTGTTTGCTTGACCCCGTAGGCCCGCAAAGAAAGCCTCTAACTGCTTTGCGTCTGCGCGCTTCATTGGTGGCAATGTAACTTCTGCCTCCCACCTTACACCCTGATGCTGATACACCTGCTGGTCATAGGTAAAGGGAGACTGACTAATAGCCGTTGCAGAGCGCAACCGCATTGTCATCGACTGTATGCCTACACTAGGAAACGCCGCCATTATGCACCCACCATTGCCTTGCTGAAGCCGCCACCACGCATTCTAGCATCAGCGACTGCTGACTTGGCCGCATTGCTAATCTGTGGAAGTAGGTTAGCAATCTCAGCACGTACGGTTTGCTGTACGCCTGTCGTAACGTTAATGTTCTGCACCACTGTAACACCACCACCGCCTAGCGCGTTGTTAGGTACGACAGCCCCGTTACTTGATGGCACCATAAGCTCGGGGCCGCGCTCACCAACCAAGTAAGGTGTACCGCCTGACACAGGGCCACCAGTTGCCCGTGTCTTAAGGTTATCCATGAACCCTTTACCAAAACTGCCGCCGTCAAAGAACGACCCAATACCACCCTGTAATGCTCTAAACAGCGGTTCGGTTAGATAGTATTGCACCAGCATTTTTATCAGCGAATCTACGATGCTCTTTGCTAGCCCACGGACAGCGTCACCAAACTTCTTAGCGCCTGTCACGCCATCCACAAATGCCTGTGTAAAGTTGTTCATGGTTTGCAGAGCGAAGCTATCGACCATCTGCTTCAAGTCAGGTAGCTTCTCATTGACTAACTCATCGAGTGAGTTGCCAAACATTTTGACGCCGTTAATTAATCCCATATACCACGGCTTTTGCGCAGTGACAGTTATGTTTGCTATAGCGGCTTCCGTATCGCTAGTGGTTTCTTTAATACCAGCGCGCAAACGGTCAAACTCTGCAAGCCATGCAGAATAATCAGGTGCTTCGGGTTTAACAGGTCTTTGCAGTGACGCGACAATTCGGTCATTTTCTGCAATCAGTCGATTAGCTTCAGCCCTTGCCGCTTCTACAGAGGGGTAACCCAGCTTGTTTAAAATATATGCTGGGTCAAAATTAGTGTCTTCTTGTTGCGCTTTTGCAATCGCCTGCAACCCTGCGTTTATGCTTATAATTTCCTTACGCATTTCTTGTCCAGCGTCTGACAAGCCATCTAAACCAAATATGCGTCGGAAATCAAAAACAGCTACGTTTAGGTCATAAATTAAATTGTTGAAAGCAGTGTGTACCTGAGCTATGCCAACAATCATTGAGCGGACAGCAGACAGGAACTTATCGACTATAGCTCTTGCAAAGCCTTCGACGCCGTCAGTACCGTCCAGCGCCTCTAACTTTAAGTTTTTTAAATGCGTGAACAATGACTCTAAAGCAGGCGCAACAGCGGCAGTTATTTGCAATACCATGCCACGGAATAAAGCGCGTAAGCGAGTAAACGCGTCGTTAGCGTCCTCTACACCTTGCGCTGTTTCTTCTGACAGGACTAAACCAAGCTGTTCTGCCTCTTTAAAGACAGCATCCATTTCGTCGCCAGTCTGCTTGAGCATGTTAATGACAGCAGTACCTTCGGAGTCGAACAGTTTAAACGCGACGGCTAGCTTTTCTTCTTCGCTACCTAATTCCTTAAACGCCTCTGCCAGCAGTTTCATACGCTCATCAAGCGGCACCTGCTGTAACTTTTCTGCATCTAGTCGTAGCTTTCTAAAGGCGCTAACGGCCTCGCCTGTGCCGTCTGCCGCTTCCGCAGTACGACGAACAAAGCGTTGCATTGCCATGTTGAGGGTGTTGGTTTCTATGCCAGCTAGCTCGCCAGCATATTGCAGTTTGCTTAGGGCATCGGTCGTCGTGCCTATCCTGCTCGACGTCTTAGCTAGAACATCAATAGACTTTAGCGACTGACTAATCAGCAGGCCCAAACCGCCAGCGCCTACAGCGCCGACCAGAGCGGTCTTAAAGCTGAAGAATACTTTGGAGAGTTTGCCAAAGGCGGCTTTGATTCCGCGCAAGGCTTTCTGCGTTTGGTCAAACGCTTTGATTACAATGCTTACAGACTCAGTTGCCATCTTTCGACTCGCTCATAATCTTGAAGTAAGCGAGCCACTCATGAAACTCAGTAACCGATATCTGCTCTACTTCTTCGATAGTCTTGTGTAGGCGGTCAGCTAGTGCAATGAGATTTAACCTAGACTGACCGCTTCTTAGTTTTTTTCGACATCCTCAACTGACTCGATAGTGCCAAACATCTCATTGGCAATACCTGAGACAACGGTTGTCTCCTCCCCCATTAAATCGAGCTTATCTTCGGCAGAGGTAAACAGCTTTTCGCCATCTTTGCTTTCTGCCTTCATGACAATCAGGTCAACCATTGCGGCGATGCTAGGGTTCTGCATTACCTGTGGATGACGCTTCTGCAATTCGTTGAGGTCATAGCAAGTAAGTGGACGACAATACAGGCTAAACGGCCCGTCATCATCAGCCCACTCTGCAACGCTAATTTTACGGCGAGACTGCTTGCGCCGCGCTCGTAACTCTTTAGCGAGTCCCATTAGTTAGTTGACTCAGTAATTGCGCCTGATACCTGCACAGAGAATGACGCCTCTACCAGACCGTCATACGATGCAGAGATAGTCTTAGCAGTCACGATGCCAGCACCTGCGTAGTACTTCTCGCCAGTGCCTGTGCCAGTTGGGTGAATTTCCCAGTCAATAGCCGCGCCAGAATCAAGCACTAAGTGCTGTGCGTCTGCGTCATCCCAAAGCGCGTCGATAGTTAAGGTCGCGTCTTTGAGGCTAGACAGGTATGACTTAACTGAGTCACCCATTACAGTGTCCTCAATAGTGTCAGCCGTCTCATCAATAGAGTACGAGCGAACCTCACCAACAACTGCTTCTGTTCCACCACTAGCGGCAACCTTCACTGAACCGCTTGAGCCTTTATGTGTAGCCATGAATTTTCTCCCTTACGCGTCGCCGCGTGTGTATGAATAAAGAATCTGAACGGTAACGATAACGCCGCCTATGGGGTCTATTGTACCATCATCTACCTCAACGCTAATAACCTGCGTATCTATAGCGTGACCGCCACGCGTCCTATCATCGTCAAGTTTTTCGTCGATAGCCTCAACAATCTGATTGCGGGCTGTGTCGATGTTCTTGTTTTTCACAAAGCAAACTAGCTCATAGTCGATAGTGCCATGCCGACTCGTAGCACTGCCGCCCATGCTGGCGTCTTCTCGTGTCTCGTTTGCTGTGCGTACTAATATTGCTGGAAACTGTGCGTTAGACAGCTTATCAAAGTCGAATGGCTCACGCGTCACCTTCTTCACATTAGGCGTCGATATTGCCTTTAGCGTCGTGACTAGGTTGGCCGCTACATTCTCCCTTACGCTCATATCTTCAGTCCTTTAAAGTAAACATCGCGAATAGCGCGCGTGTCTTTACGGTTCAAGCCAAAGAATGGTCGCCTGCGATTGTTAAGCGCCGCTTTCTTAGACTCTGCGCTTTTGCTGAAGAATATCAAGCCGTCTTGTCCCTGTAGCCCTGACATCATGGAGCCGCGCATCTTGCCTGTAAATATCAGCTTAACCTTATCGACGGGCCTACCTTTGCTCTGCCTAAACCCTTTGTATGCTTCAGAGTATGGACGAAAAGGTTGCTCGTTTATATCAAGTCCAAGGTTAGTGCGCTTGTTGATGCGGTTGACACCTTCTGCCGCCGCTCTGCGCATTGCTCGCTTGTGGTTCTTGGTAAACAAACGACCTAGCTTCTGCACCATTTTGCGCAGGTCGCGAGGCTTTGTGTCTATGCTTACAGTAATCATCGGTCTAGGCGGTTAAGCGCTACAGGCTCTTTTTCTTTGTCGGTGACAGTGCCGTCGTTGTCTGCGTCGTACTCGACACCATCTTGGAATACTGCGTCTAACTCCTCACCATAACGCGCTTTATAGAAGTCAATCATCTGCAAGAAGCGGTCATCATCAACCCAGTTAGTTAGCTGTGGTAATGCGTACTTCCACAATACAAGATATGCCGCGCTTCGTGTCCACTGTGACTCAGTCAAATAGCTTGCAACCATCTCACCCTGTATGCCCTTACGGTGCCACCAGCGATTGCGAATCTCACGCTCAATGTCTGCCTGTGCTTTTGCATGTTCAGCGGTAAACGCTGGAATGCCTAAGTCAAAAATGTCAGGGACAATCGCTTCTAAATCGTCGTCAGTGCTAAATGCCATGTCGTCACCATTTTATCCTAGCAGACCAATATACCGCGTCGAGCGGTGTTGCATTGCGCAGGTTCTTTTCATGTCTTGCGTACCAAGCCGCTCGCATTGCTTTGTCGCGGGCAGACTCACCGTCTTTTGGTGGGTAAGTCTTCGCGCCTTTAGCACCGAACCTAACTAGCTTGATAACTCCTTTGTAGCGAGCCAATACCGCATGAGATTTATTGGGATGTCGTGGCGTAGTCTTTGCTACGTTGTAATCCTCAAACCGTTCACCTCGATAAGTGACTGCCATATAATCCTCAGAGTAAAGCGGCCCCGAAGGGCCGCATACATCTTAGAGTGCCGCGTCAAACAGCATTTCAACACCGTAGCTGTCATCAAGCTCGCCAACACCGTATACGGCAGTAGCGTTAAGCTCGAATGCACGGTTAGACGCATCACGCTCAGTCTCGAGGTTGAAGTCACGCTTCATAGCGATGCACATTGCCTCTCTGGTGAAAACGCACCCTTTCGCATCGTCTGACCCGTCAGGTGTGATGTTAGCTGACTGGTAAACCTCGATTCCGCCGATAGAACCTACGAAGCCGTTGCGCATTGCTTCGTTCTGTAGGTCGCCACCGTTGGGGTTTGCGAAGGTGTTAGTCAAGTTAGCTGACAACTGATACGCGTGGAATGGGTGAACAACTGCGTAGACAGGGCCAGTCGCCTTAGCATTGCGCAGAGTTGCCGCCGCCTTGAACAGGTCTGCAACAGTAATCTCAGTACCAGCGCCGCCCAATGAAGTAGAGAAACCATCAAACAGAGCGATGATGTCCTTGTCCATCTTAGTAGCGATAGAGTTACCAAGTACAGTGCCAAGCTCCTGTGCAGGGTTGCCAGCGCCCATTGCCGCGATGTCAGTGAGCAATACCTGCGCACCAACTTCGCCGACAGTAACAGTGACACCAGACGTGCTAACAGTGCTTGAAGACATATCAGTGCCTTCAGTCAAGTCAGCCGCAGTGACTGCTGGGTACTTTGGTACCTGAATAGTTGTACCAGCTACGTTGCCGATGTCGTAGCGAGTGATAAGGCCAGCCATGAGTGAATTCTCTTCGGCTGTGAAACGAGCCTGCATGATGATGTTTGCAAACAGGTCGTCTAAAGTTGAACTAGTAGTTGCCGCCATGATTGTAGTCTCCTAAGTAAGCGGTTTATTTCTTAGCTAACATCATTGCACGGTAAGCCTCTTTGCCACCGTTGTTCCAGTTAGCTTCCATATCTACCGCCGACATAGGTTTCGACGTGGAACCACCTACCGCAGTCTGCGAGCCAGCGCCACCAGATGACGCCTTAACGAAGTGCGGGTTTGTTGACAAGAAATCACCGACCAACTCGTCAACAGTAAGAGCATCGCCCTTGTCGTTGTATCGTGGCGTTCCGTTCGCATCGTGAACCTCTGCGGTGCCGTCTTCAGACAGCCGAACCGAGCCACGTAGCAACTGACTGACTTGCTCTGCCGAGACTGCATTGTTTCGGCTTGCCGCTGACAGTAATGCCCCATCAACTAACTGCGTTTCGAGGCGTTGCTTGTAAGTCCTGATTTCTAAGTCTTTCTTTTCGACGGTCTGCTTCAGAATTGACTCGAACTCTCCCCGCTCTTTCTGCTTCTCAATTTCAGCCTCTTGCTGACGTTGTAGAAGTGACTTAGCTTCGTCGAGGTCGATACCGTCTAGCTTCTTCTCGTACTGTCGCTTGGTGCGAGCAACACGGTCAGCCACTATGCGGTCTAACTCTTCTTGCGTGAACGTCTTTAAGTCCTGAACTTCTGGTGTTTCCACTGCGGCGTCAGTTACCGCGTCTGCCATGATTTCATCGCTCATGTTACGAATCCTCTTTCGAGTAGGGTTAATTGTATCAAATTAGCGTGACTTGCGCTTTTTCTTGCGCTTGTCTTTCTTGTGGTACGGCATACGTCCTCCTATTCAGGTACAGGCACCCACCAGTGCCGACAGTTGTAACCACCTCTTACACGGAACGGGTCGCCAGAGCGTTTGCCCTTCCACGAGTCGTCCCATATCTCGTAAATCTCGTCTGTCGTGTACTCCTTGCCGACATGCTTTTCACAGAAGGGCCGCGTTGTTTCAATCGTATCACCTTCGTAACGAAACTTGGTAATGCCTGCCTCTGCCGCGCTTGCGGCTACCAAGGTAGCGCTAAATTCAAACAGTGCATCGTGCAACATAGTGCCTGAGTAGCGTTGCAAGTCAGAGGTCAAAAGACTATTTAGCTCGTCAAGACTTGCGCTGAATGGCGTACCCGACAGCGTGTTGTTGTATACCTGCTGGTACAACGCCTCTGCAAAGTCGTCAGCCAATGCCTCGTGACCCGTGAAACTGAACTGCTGAAGCTGTCCGATGACTGACTGCGGTACACGGAAGTCGGCGAACTGCTCCATAAACTCCTGCGTCAGTGCTACAGCGTCAGGGTACTCGCGGATAATGTCATCAATGACCGTCAGGTATTCATCGCGTACAAGGCCGTCTATTTGCGCTCTAAGGGCAAGTGCGGCATCTAGGTCAAACAGCACACCGTCACGTAACGGAAGGCCAGCAAGCGCATCTGTCAGCCTTAGACGTAGCGACTCCATAGCAAGCAAAAGGCGACGCTCATGCTCCGAGGTCGCCCGTTCTAATGCGCGTGTAAGTTCCTCACTGTCCATCAGTCAGCGTTTGCACTGGCTCGACTAACTGGTCGCCGCCAGCAATCTCATCAAGCCCAATCTTCTCGCGCACCTCGTTAGGTGTCACTAGGCCGCTATCAATGTGGTACTTGTAAATCTGAGTCTCTTTAGCAAAGTCACCAACCGCTGTCGTAGCAGTCTCAATCTCCTCATGCGCCTGTGCAAGTACATTGTCATCCAGTACGAGGTCAGCAATCTTCTTGTCAATCTCACGAAGCAAAGTGACAGACTTAACGCCGCTTGCGCGTGTCTGCTGTAAAAAGCGAAGCTCAGAATCGTAGTCACGGATATCGAAGCTGTCAGGGTAGTCAATCTCTACCTCGTGCAACGGATGCCCCTGCCATGTACACCACAACTGCCATAACTGCTCTTCGGCTAACTCAAGGATGTCAGCTTTCTCAGCGAGTTTAGCGTTTAACATCTGAAACTCTGTCTGCATTGCCACGCCTGACTGTGTGATTGCCTCTGTGCCACGTACTGCGCCCATGTGTGCCATGCGGTTAATCGACTCAATCTTGTCTTCGATAGAGGCGCGTATGGCGTCTAGGTTAGCGCCAGAGGGTTGCATCTGGTACGGCTTGAGTGCGCCGTCCATATCGTCGCTGATGTTAATTACCGCACCTGCACCTGCACTAGCGTCCGTGTCGTAGGTCTTAACCAGTGTTGGGTGGTTAGAGATGCGAATCAATTGCTCGATTTCCGATAGCTCTTGGTAGATAGCCTGTTGCATGTAGGCTATGTCACTGATGTCGCTAATGCCAATGCCGCGTACCACTGAGCGGTTAGAGGGTAGGTGTACTGCTGGAATCTTGCCGATGGGGTTGTCGATAGTCTCGATGACGTTAGCCTCGTCACCGTGATAACGCACTAGCTGTATCGTCTCGCGTGTCCAGATTCTGAAATACGTCTCGGTCGTTGTGCCGTCAATACGGTTTACTGACTCACGAACTTTCATGTAGGTCAGTTCATGGCGACCGCTAGGCATTCGCTCGTACTTCCAGTCGTAGACATTCTCAGGCGTGATTAGCGTGACGTAGGGGCGAATCTCCTGCGCCAGTTCCTCTGCCCGTGTGCCTGCTGTTGACTGCGGCTTATCAAGCATAATCCAGACATGGCCGTATACGCTTGACCATATCTGTGCCTCACGCATGAAGCTGTTAAAGCTCTGCCCGTCGAGGTTGCTGTCCTTTAGAAACGCCTCTAGGTCAGCACTGCCTTCCATCTGCTGATAGTTACGAGTAGGGGGTACACGCCACAGGAATGACGAGTAGACATGCACGACATTACGGCAGTGATTGTCGAGCGGCGTTAGTGCTAGTCGTCTGCTGTAGGCGTTCTTGTCTTCGTTGAGGTAGCTAGTCAGGTATGACCCATCTCTATAGTCTTGCCCACCCATGTAGCTTCGGAGGTAAAACTCCCAGCGAGCGATATTATTTTCATAATCGGGGTGCTGGTATTCAATGTCTTCGTAATACATTTACGTCCACCTCTGCGGGGCTTGCGGCGCGTTTGCCTTTCTAATTGGGAATAGATACTCCACCGCATAACCAAGTGCGTCGTTCATGTGGTCAAAGCCATCCTTCTCGGGCTGACTGGTGCCTTCCTTGTAGGTATGGCGTTCCAATGACTCAATCACCTTCTTGCACTTAGGGTCAACGTATAACCGCCGCTGTCCATCGTTAGATAGTAGGCGACTGTTCACCGCGTTAATTCTGTCTCGTACTGCCGCATGAGAGTTTCGGACGCGTACCTCGAAACCCGCGTTCTGCAGTATAGACAGGTCTGTCCTGCCACCTGCGCTTGTCTTACGTTGCCGACTCGCAGGGTCAGGGTATATCACTATTGTACCATTTCCGTAGCGTTCGCGAAGCTCTGCGACCATCTCATCGGTATTCGAGCCAAACATCACAATTTCGTCGAAGATATGGAGCGTGTCGCCCTTGCGTGTCATCAGCACAGCAGACATCGGGTCTAGGTTAAAGTCCATGCCGACGTGTATGACATGACGGTCATCAGTGTGTCGTCGGACAGATTCCTCACGCTTAAAGCCGTAGTAGATGATGCCGCTGTAGTTGACGAATTGCGCCTCGTACTCTTGCTGAAAGGTACGCTCATCCAAGTCTGCTCGCGCGCTCGCAATCTCATTTGCCTCGACATTACCCCCCTCAATGGTCGTGTACTGATAAGACTTCCATCCTTCATCACCATCTACTCCTTTGCCGTACAGGTCATAAAAGTGGTTGCGCCCTTTAGGTGTGCCAATAAAAACAGCAGAGCCAACCCTATCGCTGAGTGAGGGTCTAAGCACCTCGTACCATGCTTGTGGGCGCATATCGGCAAACTCATCTAGCACGACAAAGTTTAACGAGCGGCCTCGTAGGTTGTCAGGCTTCTCTGCGCCCTTAAGCGAAATGGTTGAGCCGTTTAGCAGGCTGAGAGTCAGCGCCGTCTCATTAGTTTTGGCAATGTATTCGGGCGGTATTTGGCTAATGAGCATTTCCCACGCTATTTCCTTTGCCGCCTTATAGGTCGGAGCCACATACCAGACGTTCTGGTCTTTGGCGATTAGTGCGCGGTTGAGGAGTTCCGCTGTGCTTAGAAATGTCTTGCCAAATCGACGGCCAGCTACGACAACGCGGAAGCGTGACGTGTCGTCGAATATTTTAGTCTGCGGTTTCGTCAATATCATCGCGTGTCAGCTTGATAACGACGGGCGGTAAGTCTTGCGCCTCGGGTTGTGCTTCTTTCCAGCCTGCCTGTGTCTTTAAGTAGAAGATAGCCGCCGCCGTGTTGCCTGACTTGGCTTGGCTAATAAGATTTGAGCCGATACCAGCTATAGCTTTGGCCTGCCCCTTTTTATAGTGTTCGGAAAGGCGGTCGTCGCGTTTACGCATTTCATAGAACGTCGTGCGCGATATTCCAAAGTAGTCAGCTATTTGGTCGGTGTTTAGTACAGCCGCTAGGGTTTCCACCTCACGCAACTGGTCATCGTCTAACACCTTAAGGGGACGCCCCGTCTTACTCATCGAAGGCTTCCCCTGTGTCGGCGTTTATAGCCTTTTTGCCTGTGTAATCCTGCCACCGCTTTATAATTACGTCGCAGTATTTAGGGTCAAGCTCCATCATGTATGCGTCAATGCCATGCTTTTCTGCCGCAATTAGTGTTGAACCTGAACCACCAAAAAAATCGGCAATAGTTCTTGCGCTTAAATTAAAGCGTTTAATTATCCACTCCATTAAAGACACAGGCTTTTGCGTAGGATGCACTCTGTTAGTTTTTTCGCTTGCCTGAGTAAATTGACGCACTACACTGCGAAAGTTTGCCCAAGCCAGCTCGCAATCTGTTTGGTCGCTTTGCCCGTTGTTCTTATCCCATACGAGCCAGCACTCGCTGTCAGGCAATGCACTGCAGTAGTAGTTTGCACCCCACCAAATTTGCTTGGCATTTGGATATAGCGAATGAATAAGGGTAAATGCGTCTTTCGCAACCGTTGCATCATCATCGCCCAAAATGTCGCCATCATAGTTTTTCGACAACACTGCTGACTTGCTTACTGCATTCATTCCATAAGGTGGGTCAGTGTGTATTAAGTCGATGTAATCACCCTGCGTCAGCTTTTCAATGTCTTCAGGGTCAGTCGCACTGCCACACATAAGCCGATGATTGCCTAGCACCCATATATCGCCCTCTACCGTTACAGGTGTTTCAGGCACGTCAGGCACGTCATCCTCATCGGTGAGTCCCTCTACCTGCTCAGGCTCAAGCAGTTGTGCCAACTCATCTGAGTCAAAGCCAATTAGGTCAAGGTCAAAGTCTAGCTCTTGCAGTCGCCTTAGCTCTGCCGTCAGTGCATCGGTATCCCAGCCAGCATTTAATGCCAGTTTGTTATCAGCTATGACGTAGGCTTTCTTTTGCGCCTCAGTCAGTCCCTCAAGGGTAATCGTCGGCACCTCATTGAGGTTAAGACGCTTTGCCGCCATCAGTCGCCCGTGGCCTGCAATGATGCCTGCCGCGTCGTCGATAAGTATGGGATTGGTAAAGCCAAACTCTTTGATGCTTGCGGCTATCTGCGCCACCTGCTCATCTGAGTGAGTTCGAGAATTCATTGCATACGGAAGCAAGTCCGTTGTCGGTACATAGTCGATTGATAGACTCATATTTTATAAAGGTGACGGTATACCTTCGGCCCACAGTAGGCCATGAGTTTGCCCGTCTTTCACTTCTCCGCGTTTGATGTCTTGGTCTGACATGGGGTATGTCTCTACCGCGCCGTCATCGAATGCGACGAGATAGTTACCTTCATTCCTTGGCATATTGCCCTGCTCTACGGGCCGCCAATCTATTGTTACTGTCTGCAACATATAGTGTCCCCCGCCACATATTATACTACATATACCAAACGCGTATAAAAAAGCCCGCACTAGGCGGGCGATAAGCTACGGACTGTAGCGGATAATTTCTAAGGGCGGCTCGTCTGACTCTTGTAGCTTAACCACTCTGTAGTTAGTCAACACTGCCATATCCTCCTGATGCCGTGTTGCCATTACTTGTGCGGCTTGTATTGCAATGACCCAGTTTTCTAGCTCCTCGTCAGTCGCTCGTACAAACTTGCTGATAAAGTTTTCGCCAATCGGGATGTCCGTCTCTGCCATTGGTCTGCCCCCACAGTTCAACCATTTCACA